AACTCAATGAAGGAGACGAAGTCATAGCGGCATCCACGATTCCAATCACAACTACAGAATTAATTTCCATTACATCTGATGGCTACATCAAGCGCAGCCTCTTATCCGAATTCAAACTTACAGGGCGCGGGACGAAAGGAGTTAAAATTCAAAATACCACTGACTTAAGTGATATTCTACCTATTTCAACTCCTACAGAAGTCTTAGTTGTCTCTTCTAACGCGCAAATCCGTATCAAATATAATGATATACCTCAACTTGGACGAGGAACACAAGGCGTAAAAGCCATAAAACTCGCACAAAATTCAAAAATAATAAAATTGAGTGCGATATAAAATTTGAAAATATAACAAATATTTGTTATAATATATTCAGAAAGTGAAAAGATACTTTCGTAATAAATGTTGACCGCCCAACATAAAAATAAACTATAATAATAACTAAAAGGCGGAGAAAAAGGAGAAATATAATGGCACTTAAGGAAAAAACTCGTGAAGCATTTGATTTTATTAAGGCACATGGCGGTCGCGTCACCACTAATGAACTGGCTGAGGGTCTTGGCATTGCTGTCAACTCCGTTACTGGTCGTGTAAACTCTCTCGTTAAGAATGAGCTTGCTTATCGTGAGAAGGTTGAGGTCGAGGGTTCTGAGAAGCCGGTGACCTACGTTCAGCTTACTGATGCTGGTCTCGCTTATGATCCCGATGCGGACACTGACGCTGAGTAATTAATACTTCAAAATTTTAAATGGGTGGGGTCTTTGTACCCCACCTTATTAAAGAACCAAAAAATTAAAAAGGAGAAACAAAAATGTTAAGACAGGCAGAAAACAAAGTAAAAATTGAAGGAATTTTGGCAGAAACAGATCTGAAATATGGTTCTTATGTAAGAAATGGTGAGACTATCGAGAATATCGGTGGCTCTATCAAAGTACTTGTTGAGCAGACTATTAATGATCAGAATGTGACTCTTGAAGTCCCGGTGTATATGTTCTCAACCAAACTGACCAAAGCGGGCAAGATTAATCCTGCTTATGAGTCGATTGAGAATGTTATGAAGAATTTTGTATCTATTGCAGCTTGTGGTTCTAAAGAGCAGGCTACAAAGATTCGTATTACCAGTGGTAATATTCGTATGAATGAGTTTATGGGACAGGGTGGAACTCTCGTTTCCCAGCCCAGAGTTAATGCCTCTTTCGTTGGTCTTGCAACTGGCGAGTTCAAGCCGGAAGCTACCTTCTCGCTTGAGTTCGTGATGTCTGAGTGTCACTATGAAGTTGATAATCAGGGTGTAGAGCTTGATCCGCCAAAGCTTGCGATTATGACTATACTGCCGCAGTATGGTGGAAAGGTTGATGTTGTAAAGCTTACTGCTACTAATCCTAATGTTATCAGCGCGATTGAGCAGTATTGGGAGGCAGGTAACACTTATCATGCCAGTGGTCGTCTGAACTTTAGTTCTACTACTAAGACCGAAGTTATTGAGGAAGGTTTTGGTGAACCTCAGGAGAGAACTCGTACTATCAATGTAAGCGAGTTTATCGTTACTGGTGGAGCACAGGAGCCTCTTGATGACGAATATGCATTTGATGGCAATGATATTCGTACTGCACTTGCAGAGCGGAAGCAGAGACTTGAGGATATGAAAAATCAGCAGGCTCAGCCGAAGAGCACTCCCGCACCTACTAGTTCGAAAGGTAAGTTTGACCTCGGATTTTAAGAGGTAACTTATAATGGCTATAGATATTCTTAATATTCAGCCTAGCGTGATTTCCCGCGATCTTCGCGGGAAATACGTGCTCCTTTACGGGAAGCCGAAATCGGGGAAGACAACTGCTGCTTGTTCCTTTCCGCGCTCGCTGCTCATAGCTTTTGAGCGTGGTTATAATGCTTTAGGTGGAGTCAAAGCCGTTGATATTCTTAAATGGTCTGATTTCAAACAAGTTCTGCGTCAGCTTGAGAAGCCAGAAGCTCGCGCGATGTATGATACCATTATTATAGACACAATTTCTATTGCCTATGATTATTGTGAACAACATATTTGCGTACAGAATGGTGTACAAAAAATCAATGAAATCCCTTGGGGCGGGGGGTACTCTGCTGCGAAGAAGGAATATGAGAGCGCGCTTCGTAAAATTACGATGTTAGGTTATGGCTTGGTACTGATTGCACACAGTGCTTCGCGTACTGAAAAAACTGCTGAAGGTAGTGAAGTTGAAATTATTTATCCTGATATGCCTAAACGTGCTAGTGAGATCTGCAATGGGCTTGTGGACGTTATTGGTTATATTGGCGGTGAATATGATGAACAAGGTAATTATATTCGTTACCTCTATACAAGAGAAACACCTACTCTGTTCGCAGGTTCTCGCTTTAAGTATCTTGCGCCGAAGATTAAATTCGGTTATAATGAATTAGTAAGTGCGATTGCTGAAGCTATTGAGATGGCAGAAAAACGTGATGGAGTTAAAGTTGTAGACTCTGTAGAAATAACTCCTCAATCAGAATCACTTAATTTTGAGGCAGTTCGTAAAGAAGCTCAAGAACTTTGGACAAATCTTGTATCCAAAGATGAAGCTAATGCAACGACAATTTTAAAGAAAATTGAAATGATTATGGGACACCGTATGAAACTTTCAGAGTTTACAGAAGATCAAGTCGACCTACTTGCATTAGCAGTTGCAGAAATGCGCGATATGTAAACAGAAT